GTTTCATGGAATTCATCAGGTGGCAGGGCGCGTGGACAAATCGAAAGAATCGCAACGACCACAACAATCAACGTGCCAGATTCATCATTCGAGGTAATCGGAACACCTGACGATCCAGCGGCATTGATTCGTGTTTTTGCACGTGTCAGAGATGGCTGGGAACCGACGATTGTTCTAGTCGGTCATAAATTCTCGACCCTTCGCAAGATTGACCCATTGCCAGAGCCCACTGATGAGAACAGAGCGTTACCTGACAATTATCGACCTGCATTGTCTGAGGATGTTCCAGAAGGTCGCGCCTGTGGTAACTGTGCGTTCTATAACGATGACATCGTTCAAGATGACAAAGCATGGTGTCAAAGATGGATGGATTTTGTTCGTGGTGACCACTATTGCAATGCATGGGTCGGCGAAAAAGAGGATGAGCCAGAGGATGAACTACTTGATGAATTAGACGATGAAATTGAGGAAGAATTAGAGGATCGTCAGATTGATTTAGAAGTGCCTCAATACATTCGTGACGCAGCCGCAAAAGGTTTGGAGTATTACGCAGACGGTCTTGCAGGCGATGGTCTCGTTGGCTCTACGGTTCGAGAAGCCCGAGCAATGGCACGCGGTGAAATATCAGAGGACAAAGTAATCAGGGCTAATGCATGGGGCGCACGCCACGCGCCAGATTTAGACGCACCACAGAATTCAAATGCAGACAATGATGGATTCCCCGGTGCTGGTGCTGTTGCTCATTATCTTTGGGGTATAAACCCACTTGACCCGATGCCTGCACGAAATTGGTTCGAGCGAAAAGCAGATGAAGTGAAGGCTGAGCGTGTGAACAACCCCGCATTCGTCGCTAATATGTTCAGGAAGCAAATGGAGGCTGACCCAATGACGCCAAAGATTGAACAAAGAGAAGTCACGTTTTCCGATATTGAGATGCGCAAAAGCGAGGAAAACGGTTCTGATTACATGTCATTTCGCGGTTATGCCGCCGTCTTTAATTCATTTAGCGAGGACATGGGCTTTCGCGAGATAATCAAACCCGGCGCTTTCAGTAAGACCCTTCGTAGCCGTAATGCGATTCGCATGTTCCTAAATCACAACTCGGACATCGTGCTTGCCTCGACTCGTGCAAAGACCCTCAGACTGCAAGAGGATGAGCGTGGTCTTTTGGTCGATGCCGATCTGCCAGATACCACAGCAGGCCGTGACCTAAGTATCTTGATGCGTCGCGGCGACGTTGATTCCATGAGTTTCGGTTTCAGCGTGCCAAAGGGCGGGGATTCATGGAGTGACGATGGTGCTGTTCGTACCCTTACCCAGATTCGCCTGCATGAGGTTTCGGTCGTGACTGGCTTTCCTGCCTACAAAGACACCACCGCCACCGTTCGTAGTTTTGAGGTTTTGGCCGAAAGAACCAATACCAATGCCGATGAATTGGCCGAGGCCATCACTTTGCTTGAAAATGGCAAGGAATTAGACGATGCAAAAGCCAATTTGCTTGCAGACGTTGTTGGCAAACTTCGAGCCACACCGGCTGAAGTGGTCAATTCACTCGACGTCAAGCGCAAGCATTTGGATTTGTTAGCCAAAACCCTCTAAATCATTTAACATCGCGGCAGGTGTTTGCGGAGCCGCACGCCTATTTCGTGTGCGGAGCCGCACCGATTCAAACCAAAAACCGTACTTGCACAACTAATAGAGAGGGTGAATCCACATGGATTACCTAAAGAAGCAAGCAGAGGAACGCGCAAAGGCATGGGAGCAGGCGAAAGCATTGCTCGACCACGCTGCCACTGAAGGCCGCGACCTAACTGCTGAGGAAAACGAGCAATACGCTCGCATGACCGCCGAAATCGACGAGCGTGCTGCTGTTATTGCCCGAATCACCGCTGACATCGAGCGTGAGTCTCGTGCCGCAGAAGCCATGAAAGGCGTCGAGGCACAGGTTCGCACCGTTGAAAGCCGTCAGTCCGAGGGTGACATCCTTCGTAAACTGGCAACTGGCGAGATTCGTTCGTACGAATTCGAGCGTCGTGACATGGCTAAAGGTTCAACTGGCACGCCACTTGACGTAACTTTGTACGACCAAATCATCCTGAAAGCCCGCATGGTCGGCCCAATGCTCGACCCCAACGTGGTAACTCTGCTCAACACCGAGCGTGGCGAGAAGATTCAGATTCCGAATCTCAACGCTTACAGCACCGGCACGTTGACCGCTGAGGCTGCCATCTTTGGCGAGTCTGACCCGACCTTCAACGCAATGGTTGATCTAGAGGCATACAAATATGGTTGCCTCTTTCAGGTCAGCCGTGAGTTGCTAACTGACTCAGGTGTGGCTCTAGAGCCATTCTTTGCAGAGCAGGTTGGTAACGCTCTCGGGTTCGTCGTCAACACCGCACTCACCACTGGTTCGGGCTCGTCACAGCCAAACGGCATCGTGAACGCTGCTGGTTCAGGTGTTGCAGGTGGAACTGGCGTAGCAGGCGCATTCACGGCCGACAACGTCATCGACCTCATCTACTCGCTCGATGGTGCGGCTCGCCGCCTACCGGGCTTCGGTGTGATGGGTAATGGCACTGCCATTGCTGCCCTTCGTAAGTTGAAGGACACTGCAGGCAACTACGTGTTCCAGCCTTCGTTGGCTGTCGGCACGCCTGACACCGTTCTCGGCTACCCGCTAATCGAGAACCCACAAATGGCATCGCCAGCACTTTCGGCGAAGTCACTCATCGCTGGTCACTTCAAGTCGTACTTCGTGCGACAGGTTGGCGGCATTCGTCTAGACCGTTCAGACGACTTTGCCTTCAACTACGATCAAGTGACCTTCCGTGCGACCATCCGCGTTGACGGCGATTTGCCGCAGACGTCGCATGTCAAATACTTCATCGGGAATGCTGCCTAATTAGACTGCACCTGATGAAATAAGCGTGAGGCCGTCGGCGGCGCAGGGCTGGCGGCCTCACCTCCTAACTGCGAAGGAAATGAATGGGAAAAAATGCGCGTAACAATAAAAAGCACGGTAATAAATCTGCCGGACGAAGTGGCTTTGAGCCTCATTCGCGATGGAGTGGCGCTGCCGTTCCAAAAGACTACTCACGATCCCCGCGAATCCTATGGGCCAGCAATGCGCCATTCGCAAAAACTGGCTATGGCGAACAAACAGCGCAAGTTATCCAAAGGCTAAAAAAAGACAACTATCAAGTCGCAGTGTCATGCAATTACGGCCTTGAAGCCGCAATGAGTGAATGGCAAGGTTTCGTTCTTTACCCTCGTGGTCTCGATATATGGTCGAATGACGTGACGGTTGCTAACGCAGTCAACTGGTTTGCGGGTGATAAGACCGCACCTAACCTAATCGTGACCTTGTTTGATGTTTGGATTTACAAAGGTGAGCAATGGGATAGGGCCAACAAGGTCGCTTCATGGGTTCCAATCGACCACATGCCATTGCCGCCAGCAGTGCAGCAATGGTTGATGAGACCCAATGTCGAGCCAATAGCCATGTCGAAGTTTGGTGTCGAGATGTTAGAGGCAGCCGGTTTCCGAGATGTTATCTATGTGCCGCATGGCATCGAATCGACCTTCAAGCCCACTGAAGTTTATAAAGCCGAGACAGGCACGATGACCGCGAAAGAGATTACGAAAATTGATGACGATCGATTCATGGTGCTTATGGTCGCTGCGAACAAAGGTCAAGTGCCATGCCGTAAGTCATTCCCTGAGGCGTTTTTGGCCTTTTCTGCTTTTGCCGAAAAACACGATGACGCCGTTCTATTCATGTATTCAGAGGACGTCGGTGCAATGGGTGGCATCAATCTGCGTGAATTGGCTGCCGCTTGTGGCATAAAGCCGCATCAAATCCAATTCATAAATCAGTATGCATTGCGACAGGGCTTGCCACACGAGGCAATGGCGACCCTTTACACGCGAGCCGACGTGTTATTGGCTCCATCTATGGGTGAGGGTTTTGGCATTCCAGTCGTGGAGGCTCAGGCTTGTGGGTTGCCAGTCATAGTTAGTAACTACACATCGCAACCTGAATTGGTCGGCGATGGTTGGCTGGTCAACGGTCAACCGTGGTGGGATCACGCTCAGAAGTCATGGCTGCAAACACCTGACGTCAGTCAAATCATCAAAGCATTGCATGAGGCATACGAGAGACCGCGTGAACGAAGCCAGAAGGCCATTGACTTCGCATCACAGTATCTAGCCGATTACGTATACGACACCCACTGGAAACCAGCATTGAAACGACTGATTTGATGATTCCAACCCTCATCGTGCCAGTCTTGACTCGGTATGAATTGTTGGATGTGTTCATAAGCCGTCTGGATTATCCGATTGAGAGATTGATTGTCATCGATAACGGAAACCAGAAACCCAGACCGATATGCCCTGTTGCAGGTGCGGTTGACGTAATCTCGCTGCCCTTCAATCTAGGCGTCTCTGCAAGTTGGAATCTAGGCATCAAGGCAAGTCCGCTGTCTAAGTATTGGCTCATCTGCAATTTCGACATAGATATTCCATCTGGCAACCTGCAACGAATCCATGAGGCAGCCAGAGATGATGCAGTCATGCTTTCGGGCGTGCCGGGTCGATTCTTTTGTTTCACCATTGGTGAGAAGGTCGTGGAGCGAGTCGGGTTATTCGATGAAGGTATATATCCGGGATATTTTGAGGACAACGACTTTCATCATCGCTGCAATGTTCAAGGCGTGCCAGTGCTTGATTCTGGTGTCGAGGTTGGTCACATAAATTCTGCAACCCTTTATTCATCAAACGAATTCACGACCAGAAACAACCACACATTCGCAGACAATCAGAGGTA